TGGTGTTGCTGAAGAGGGCGGAGGTCCCGGAGGCTGTGTTGCTGGTGCCCGTGGTGTTGCTGCAGAGGGCGCAGGACCCCGAGGCTGTGTTGTTGGAGCCCGTGGTGTTGCTGAAGAGGGCGCAGGACCCCGAGGCTGTGTTGTTGGAGCCCGTGGTGTTGCTGCTAAGGGCGCTGGACCCCGAGGCTGTGTTGTTGGGGCCCGTGGTGTTGCCGAAGAGGGCGTTGAGGCCGGAGGCTGTGTTGTTGCAGCCCGTGGTGTTGCAGCGAAGGGCGTTAACGCCGATGCCGACGTTGTTAACGCCCGTGGTGTTGCTGCAGAGGGCGTTGAGGCCGGAGGCTGTGTTGAGGGTGCCCGTGGTGTTGCTGAAGAGGGCGCAGGACCCCGAGGCTGTGTTGCCGCCGCCCGTGGTGTTGCTGCAGAGGGCGCAGGACCCCGAGGCTGTGTTGTTGGAGCCCGTGGTGTTGCAGCGAAGGGCGATGGACCCCGAGGCTGTGTTGCTGGAGCCCGTGGTGTTTCCAATAAGAGAAAAAGCACCTAATGCCACGTTCGACGTGCCAACAGGATAATCCCCGTCCAGCTTGATCGTGCCGTTGGCCTCGAGGTTCGTGAACGTGCCGGCCGCGGCACTCGCTCCGCCGATGGTCGCGCCGTCGATCGTGCCGCCAGAAATAGCAACGCTGCCCATCGCCAAGGTGTTCGTAATGTCGGACACCGCAGCGCCAACACCGCCACCGTTCGTAAACACCACACGCGAGGTGCTTGGCGCAATGCTGACCGTGGCGCCCGAGCCCTGCGACAAAATAACGGTTTGCGCAGTGCTGTTGCGTACAAAATACAGCTTTTGCGCCGTGTTCGGCTCAATCGAAACAGTGTTCGTGCCGCTCGGAGTGCCCGTAAACACCAGCACTGCGAATTGACCGTCGGACAAAACCCCGTTGGACGTCGTCAGCGTGTGCGTCGTGCCGGACAAAACAATGTCCGACGACCCGTTCAAAGAACGGTCCACAATGTCTAGGTTCAGGTTCGTGGTTTGTCCCCACAGGCCGCTCTGTTCGCCGTCGGCAATCTTTTCAATGCCGGTATTGCTTGTAAACGTACTGGACATAGCTCATCTCCTCACGCAGCGATTGGCGTCCAAATGGTTATAGCAGACGGATCAACATCCGTCCATGTATTGCCTGGGTCTGGGATTACTTTGCCCCAAACGACAGCTTGGCCCACGCGGCCGACCGCCGCAACGCCCGTAACAGGGACATCGGTCGCAGCATTTACCGCGACAGTGCCAACAGCCCCGTCCGCAGAAACGCCCGTAACCGCAAAAATAGCCGAACCCGTGACAGCAACAGTGCCGACCTGCCCGGACGCAGAAACGCCCGTAACCTCCGCCGTGGCCCCCGCATCCACAGCAACAGTGCCGACCTGCCCAGACGCAGAAACGCCCGTAACCGCAAAAATAGCCGAACCCGTGACAGCAACAGTGCCGACCTGCCCAGACGCAGAAACGCCCGTAACCTCCGCAGGAATCGGCTCATTCCAAGCGCCCTCGGACCACGAACCTCGGCCCCAGCCTGAGATAAGGGCCATTGCCGGCCCTCCTTATGCGATTCGAATTATGGCGCTACCGGCATTCGGTGTCGGGAACTGGACAGTGAATGTGCCGGTGGTCGACGTCTTGTTCTCGCCAAAGTCCAAAACCGACACAACAGGGTTGCCCGACGCCGTGTCGTTATAGATCAGCGCGCCGCGGGCCGTGATCGTTGCAGAGGTGAACGAGATGTCATCGAAATCCACAAACGCCGTGGTTCCCGATGTCGCCACGCCGTTCTTCGTCAATGCCCCGCCACCTGCCGCATAGCTGCCCGAATTGGCAACCTCGTTCGTAACAGTGTATGCCGTCGTCGCCGCCGTGAAGGACGCGGCGTTCGTGTACAAAGCAAGTTTGAAGACATTGCCCGTCACCGACAGATCATGCACCCCTTCAAGAATTTCCTGCTTAAAGCTTGTGGCAAGAAAATTTCCAGAAAACGCCATCTCAAAGTCTCCTTATTTGGTCCGCAAGCTGCGCATGCCCCGCCTGCTCAAGTTTAACACAGACCGTGGCCCGGTCCTCGGCTGCGGCCACTCTAACATAGTGCAAGACAACAGCCAACATTTGTTTGCGGAACGCGCGCGCTTGCTGCGCCAGCTCCGGCGGCGCCTGGTCCGAAACCTTGATCAGCCGGTTGACGCACAACTCTGCGACCTGCTCGGCGCTGTGGCCGCCGTTGCTGGACGTCACCACAAAGGGCGAACCGACGCTGCTTCCTGCTTGAAACATTAGGACCTCTGCACCCGGACCTTACCGTCACGGTAATCTGTCGTTGTTTCCTTGCCCTCGCCCAAGTCCTTCAAGCGCCCCAGCGATTCAGCAAAACGAGACGCGTAAAGCTGCATCATGTCCGGATCGCCCTTCAGGAACGTGTAAGCCTCGAACAAGGTGCCGTACAAAAGAGAGAGCTCCGCATTCTCGCTGAGCCACGTTGTCCCGTCCTCCGGCCCCGCAGTCAAGCTGACCGGACGGTAGAAATAGTGCAAAATCACAGGGTAGTTTTGGTCCGGTGGGGGGCCCAGCAAAAAGTTGTCAACGTCAAAAGTCGCAAAGTACAGGGGCACGCCCGTAACAGAAGGGTCAGGGTTGTACGTCTGGATAAAATCCAACTCCTTGAACAACAGGAACGACTTGCCCTCGTCCGTCGTAACCGAACACGACAACGGTGACAAGAAATCCGGCGGCACCGCCAGAAACTGGTTGCCCGCCCCCGCCACCGCAGAAGCGTTTTTTTGGAACAAATTCAATCGCACATTCTTCAAAATGCGCTCCTCCGCCATCCGGATAAACAGCGGCAGATTGTTGACGAAAGATGTCTCCGAGTTCTCCAGATAATCCTGAACGGCCTGCTTCAGCTGCGCAAAAGTAAAGCTCATGTTATATCCACCGTGACCTGTCCAACCTTACCGAAAGCCTGAATGGGGAGCAGCCCTGGCGCCTCCACCAATGGGACGCCTACAAAAACGATCAACGGGTCCGAAACATCGGGCCGCGGATCGCGGAGCGCCTGCGGATCGACCACCTTTCGACGTGGCTCCAACTGCGGGTGCTTCGGCTCCCATTCGTCAAAGCCCACCAACGCCCCCGTCCACTCTTTCTTCATACGCGACAAAAGGTATCGAAACCCCGAGCGATCAGAAATGCCGTATGCGTTCTTCCCCGTTGCAAATTTTCCCATGATCACATCCCGCTGTAACCGAAACCGGGCTCAATCCGCAAAGACGCCCGATCACGGTCCTCGGACATCGCGCGCTCCATCTCTTCCTCGTAGACCGCTTTCAGCAGCTGCGTGCGCTGCGGCGACCGCTTCAAGGACAGGTAGTATGCCAAGCCGGCCGCCAAGGCAGGATAGAACCGGAACGGCATGTCCACGGTATTTGTCGCGCTGGACGCGTCGTCCATCCGCACCAGACGGTCCAGAATAATGACGTCCGTGTTATTATCGGGCGTGGGCCAAACCTGCAGAACAGGGTTCGTGCTGCGCGCCACGAAAAACTGCGAAGGGCGCCCCTGGGTAGACTTGTTTGGGGTGTTCAAATCTGTATCGCGGCTCACGCGGGCCATGGCAAAATCCGTCCCTGTCCGACGGACAACGGCGGAGAGGACGTCAATCGTTTCCGCGCCAAGGGCGTACTCGCGCGTCCCGACGATCAGGGGCACAGTGGTCCGCTGGATCGTCCACTGGTTCAGGCCACGATTGGCCCATTCTGCCAGCATCAGGTTCAGGGACCTCTTGGCGGTCTTCAGGTCATAGCCCGTCCGGACCTCCAAGCCGCAGCGCTCGAAAGCCTCTTCGATGTATTCGGTGACATCGAGCTCAAATACGGCAGTGCCGGAGAGGGTCATGGCTTACTTCCTAAATTTGGCCGTCTTCTTGGCGATCTTCTTGGGCTGCGCCACAAACTGCTTGCCCTTGCGCGTCCCTTCGCGTTTCGCGCGGGACGTTGCAGCGTATTCGGAAGGGCTGAGAGCGTCACGCGCCTTTTTTGGCAGGTAACGCTCGCCCGTTGCTTTCGAGCCCTGGGTGGACGGCTTTCCGGATTTTGTTCCCCAGTCAGCATCCCCCCAATCCTTCAGGCTTTTCTGCGGCTTTTTCACTTCTTATTCTTGGCGCCGCGCATCATCTTTTTCTTGGCCGCGCCGCCCTTTTTCATGCCCATGGGCATGTCGACCGCACCGCCGCCCATCATCTTTTTTGTGCCCATAGGCATGTCAACAGCACCGCCGCGCATCATTTTCTTTGCTGCGCCACCGCGCATCATCTTACGAGGTTTCATTGCCATGGTTCAGTCTCCGTTTGCGGTTGACGACGAGTGCTTCATACTCGTCTGGGGGATACACGTCATAATAGCCTAAAGGCTGCAGCCTGTCACTAGCGGCGACGACCTGCGCCAAATCCTGTACAAACAGCATTGCGTAGTCTTCAGAGACCTCGCTTTGCCACTCGTTGTCCGTCAGAAAGTCCAGCTCTGCGTCGTCCGCATCATAGTCAGGATGGAACGTCATGCAGTGCAGCTGAGGGAACGCCGTGTTGAGTTCTTCGGACAGCGCGTGCAGCGCGCCCGCCTCGGGTAGATCGAACGTCGCAACGATCAGCAGTTCCTTGCCTTGGGCGCGGAACTCTTCGCAATGCTTGCGCGCATCGCTCATGATGTCGTCAGTCTCGACCACAAGGACCGCGTTATCCCGCCACGCCTTACGCGCGTAAGGACAGGGCGGCAAGCCGCGCAGGTGCTGATTCGGCACCTCGAGGACCTCACGGGACCAAGACCGCAGGTCCTGCTCAATCACGGTAGCCCCCGCCTTTAGCCGCGTACTGCTTGGCCAGCATCTGAGCCTTGCGGGCCGACCACTGCCCTGGGGCGCCGCCCTTGCCGCCAGACTTGATGCTGTTGAACAAGGACTTGCGCATGCTGGGCTTGGTGTAGTTGCCCGCCTCGTTGACCTTGGACTTCGCTTCGCCGCCCTTGGCCATCCGCTTTGCAGGAGGCTTGGCGACCTGTTGCTTCATATTTGATCTGGATATGGGCATATCAGCATTTCCACTTTTTTAACGACAGCGCCTTACGCGTCGGTTTCCCCTTGGCATCTTTCATCGGACCGGGCATTCCGCCCATCCTGGAGCAAAAGCTCTTCTTCCGGGCAGCGTCCTTCTTGTTCTTTGGGTTCGGCGCGGGTGGTTTGAGGTTCATGCCTTGCTTTTTGGCGGAAGCCCTTCCCTTGGCGTTGAGGCCGCCAGACGGGTCCTTGCCCTCTTTTCGCTGCCATGCGGAAGACTTTGCCATCACCGTATTCCTTGGTCAGGCCAGCTCAAAATGAGGTCCATCAATGAAGGGGCGTTTACCTTGGCTGCGGCGGAGGTCAACATACTCGTTCATAGCATCTTCCATCGTGCCGTCCCACTGGCAAATATCCGGGATGTGCCACGCAGCGCCCCAGCGCAGGACAGCGCCAGTCTCTACAGCGGCCTCTTTTATGGCGTCAGCGATGTCGTCGTACAGGTTCAGTTCCCACGAACCCCTGCTGCCAATGTAGGCCATTAGGTCAACGGCCTTGCCGTCTAGGTGCTTGGACCGCATGGTCTTGCTCGCACCTTTGTCGACCAGGACCCGCTGTTCCTCTATTGTACGGAGTCCGCAGATCACACCGAAATCAATCTTCGTGGTCAGGATCGCCAGCTTCACAGTTGCCACGAGCTGTTCGTCTACACCCTGCAGGTTGCTCATGCTGCGCTCTGAAAGTCTAAAGCTCATGTGTTTTCTCCGTTGTGTTGCTTGCGCCGAAGTAGAAGGAGATGACAGCAGATGCGCTACCCCCCAGCCAGCCTACAGCAACGTTGATGAGACCAAGGTCGGCACCGTGGTCGATGAACGTCACTGCCCCAACGTAGCCAAAGAACGCAAGCAGCGTCCCTACGGCAAGGACGGTGGGCGTCATATCTTTAACGCTGGCGTGGCGGCGACGCGCGCTGTCTCGGTCTGACGCAGCGATCTTAACCAAATCCACGTCCAGCTGTTTCATGCTGACCTTGAAGTCCGCCTCGACCTTTTTGATTTCAGCCAGCTGCGCCGGTGTGGCGTTTGTTACCGCAGCCTCGACCGCTTCCAAGGTTGACTCAGGGAGACCCAGCTTGTCTGCTACCAGTTTGAGCGCCATGCCGCCCAGCGGGCCGCCTATCGCGGTTGCAAGCGTGGGGGCCACCGCCCCGAGTATTGCCGTCAGGTTTTTCATTGTTGCAGGTCCTTCAAAAACATTGCAAAAAAGTACAGCAGCCCGCCGCCTATGCCGACAGTAGCAAAAAGCGTGGCGCCAAGGAACACTTTTGTAAAGAACGCTTGCTGCTCTGCGATTACGGCTTGTCGTTGCTTGCGCAGCTGCCCCTCGGTGCGCAGGATTTCCTCCCATGTTCCCATGCCGTAGGTCATCGACACCCACACCTTCAGCTCATAGCG